CCACCACCACAGCGGCGGGATTTGTGACGGTGCCGATTGTAGATGCAATCAGGACCGTACTGGCGCAGTATCCTAATGTTGCGAATGTTGGTTTGCAGATTGATACTGCAGGTGTGACAGTAAGCGGCACTCTGCGTGTCGAGAATGTGAGGTGAGCATGATGAGACATGACAAGATGTTAGATGTAATTTGCGAGGAAATCGACAAGATTGCGGATAAGGGGTTGACCACTGGAAATCTTGATACCGCATTCAAGCTGATTGATATGTACAAGGATCTCAAGACTGTTGAGGGAATGGAAGAGTACGATGATGACCGATACAGCCAGGCAAGAGGACGGATGAGAGCCAAAAGAGACAGCATGGGAAGATATTCTCGCAGATACGATGATGGTAACTCATATGATGACGGTGATTACTCTGAGAGAAGATACATGGACAGCAAGCGGATATACCGAAATGACCATTCTATGGCCAGTAAGCAGAGTATGCTCGCGGATCTTGAGGACTTTATGGGAGACATGCACAACAAACTGAAGGAACTTAAGCGTGATGCCGACACACCGGAAGAGCGTGAGACCATTGACAAGTACATTAAGATGCTTGATAGAATGTAAAATCAAAAGAGAGCAGGTAAAACTGCTCTCTTTTTACGAGAAATAACATGCGATATAAAAACACTCGATATTTAATATTTACATAAAATAACAAGTGTGATAAAATTAAATCGTAGGCATTCTTATATTCTTTCAGACCTCTCCTAAAGGCGAAAGCCCTGCATGATAGTTTAATGGCAAAAACTGCACTATGAAAAATGGTGTAATATCGGTTCGATTCCGGTTCATGCGGTTCGGTCGGCAGACCTAAAATGACAAGCATACACAACAACATGGTCGATGGTTACAGACCTAAAACAACCTAATATGGAGGATTGTATGAAAACAGAGGAATTAAAAGCACAGGGATTAACTCAGGAGCAGATCAATTTTGTCATGGCTGAGAACGGCAAGGATATCGACAAAATGCAGAAGAAGCTGGACGATATAATCGCGGAGCGTGACAAGGAAAAAGGCAGGGCAGATTCCGCAGAAGAGACCTTAAAGGGTTTTGATGGGGTTGATGTTGAGAAGCTGAACCAGTCTATCAAGGACTGGAAGAAAAAGGCAGAAGATGCAGAGAAAGATTATAATCAGAAGATTGCAGACAGAGATTTCGATGATCTGCTGAAAGAAGCTATCAAATCTGCCAACGGTCTGAATGAAAAGGCTATCATGGGATGCCTTGACATTCCCACTCTGAAAGCATCCAAGAATCAGAAGTCTGATATTGAAAGTGCTATTAAGACCTTGTCAGAGGCTGAGGACAGCAAGATGCTGTTTAAGGCAGAGAACATTGTTACTCCCCATTTTACAAGTGTAAATAAGGGAGGTAACAACGGCAGCGGTATCAAGTCCAAAGAAGATATCTATGCCACAGATCCTAAGACTGGAAAATTTATTTACGGTACAGCGGAAAGACAGAAATTAATTGCTGAAAACCCGCAGCTTTTCCAGTAAATCAATAACCGGTTCGCAATTTGAGCGGATCACTAACCAACAAAAACTATTGGAGGTATTTTTATGGCAAACATTACGACAGCCGCAGAAGAAAACCTGATTAAAAGCGAAAACCTTGTCGCTGTTCGTCAGATTGATTTTGTTTCTCGTTTTGGCTATTCCATCAAAAAGCTGATGGAGCTGCTGGGAATTATGAGACTGATTCCTAAGCAGGCAGGAACAATGCTTAAGAGACATACTGTAACTGGTACCCTGCAGAACGGTACTGTTCCTGAGGGTGAAATCATTCCTCTGTCTAAGTATAGCACGGTTGATACCCCTATTGGGGAGATTGTTCTTGGAAAATGGAGAAAAGCCACTACCGCAGAAGCTATTTTGGATAAGGGGTATGAGCAGGCACACAATGAGACGACAGAAAAGATGCTCCAGGACATTCAGTCCGGCATCAGAAAAAATATTATTACATCCCTTACTATTGCTGGACAGCCCACTGCTACTGGTGTGGGAGCGCAGGCAGCTTTTGCTGATGCGTGGGGCAAACTTCAGAACATTTACGAAAATGACAATGTAGAAACTGTATTTTTCGTAAATGCGGAAGATGTCGCTGATTACCTTGGCAAGGCAAATATTACTGTACAGACTGCTTTTGGTTTCAATTATGTCGAGAACTTCCTGGGTCTTGGAACCGTGATCATGAACAGCAGTATTACCAAGAACACCTTTTTTGCCACTGCAAAAGAGAACATCGTAGGTTACTATGTTCCTGCCAACGAAAGTGATCTTGCAAAGGCATTCGCTTTCTACTCTGACGAGACTGGATTTATTGCGGTCCATGAATACGCAGATTACGACAGGCTGACCGCTGATGACACTGTTTTATCCGGAATTAATATTTTCGCAGATAATGACAAGGGTGTCATCAAGGGAACCATTACGCAGGCAGCAGCGGCAAGCCTGGGGGAATAACAGGCTATAGCTTAAGCAGATACACAGCCGAAGATCTGAATGGCATGACGATTGCTGAAATCAGATCTTTGGCTGATGAGTTGGGCTATAGCATAACCAAGACGAAGAAGGCAGACATTATTGACGAGTTTTTAGCACAACAGGGGTAAATCAGTATGTATGTAGACTATGAGTTTTACAAAACTTTATACGGGACTACTGTTGATGAGACGGTTTTTAATCGGCTCATTTGGAACGCTGAAAAGCTTGTCAAGAATGCTGTGACGGGTGTTGATGGTAGATGCAAGCTTGATTTTGCATTCCCGGATGTGGAATACGATGCCGAAGCGGTCAAACGCTGTGAATGTGCTTTGGTAAACATCATGGCAAAGATTGAAAAGGCAGAAACAGAAGCAGAGGGCAATAAGACGGTGAAATCCGTATCTGCAGGAAATGAAAGTATCTCTTATGATACTGGCAGTGGTCTGATAGGCAAGGTCTTGTCAGACAAATTTGCACAATCAAGACTATATGCGGATACCATCAACGAATACCTGAAAGGTACAAAAGACAAAAACGGAGTAAATCTTCTGTTTGGTGGAGCATATCCATTCTATTATCCGGAGGTGTAACATGGAAATTGCAATTACAAGCATTGCGCAGCTATTAACTATTATCGGGATACTTGCATTCCTTGTATCCTTGATTACCCAGGTATTCAAGGGTGTAAGTTTTCTCTCCAAGATTCCGACCGACATTCTCGTGTTTGTCCTGTCCATCGGACTGACTGTGGTTGTATTTATCGCATATATGCAGTACATCCGGCAGGCTATCTTATGGTACATGATCCTTTCAGCCATCATAGCCGGATTTATTGTGGCATTTGTGGCTATGTACGGTTGGGAGAAATTCTCGGAACTGTGGAAAAGATTTAATAAAGAAGAGTAAAGAGGTAGGGTGCTATGTATTCCGATACAGTAACGATTTTCAACCGATATGAGAGCCGTTTGGGGGATATGTGGTACCCTACTGTTTTGCATGATGTAAATGTCATGGCAGACCGCTCTGCCATTGTACAGAAGTATGGGGAAGAGTCCAAGGACAATGCGGTTCTGAATGTTCGGTACGATGCAGGAGATACGATTGCCGGAAAAAGCTATCTTACTCCAAAAGCATGGGACAGACAGACAAATGATCTTCTGCCACAGACAATTACATTCACACCGGGTGAGAAATTCGATTTCTTTTATGTGGGGGAATGGACGGAAGATCCCATTGCGGATGATGACTATGAGAACGGATTTTACGATTACATGAACAGCACCTATGACGGTGTATATGCCGTAACTTCCGTGTCAAAACTGGGAGTTATACCGCATTTTGAGATCACGGGAAAGTAGGTGGATCATGGCAGATAAAAAAGAAGAAGTAAGATACGATCTTGACGGACAAGAGGTAGTCACTACTGCTCTGATGGATCTTATCAACCAATATCCAGGGTTATCTCCTGGAGATTCCATCGAATACGCTACACTGGGGGATTCCAAAGGGAAAGCGGTGTTTCCATCAACAGGAAGCGCAATCCGACAGGAAAAGACGGATGTGACTGGCCATGTGGAGCAGATCTGCGATTACCCATTCATCGTAGTTTACCGGGCAAGCGGACTGTCAGAGAGCCGAAAGGCAAAGGTCAAGGAGTGGCTTGATAATCTTGGTAGATGGCTGGAACGGCAGACCGTAACGGTAAATGATGCAGAGTATCGGTTGGAAGAGTATCCGATTCTTACGGGGGATAGGGAGTTCAAGCAGATACAGAGAGTAAGTCCTTCATACCTTGATTCTATTAACGAGGACAAGGCAGAGAACTGGATCATTAACATCACAGCAACTTATAAAAATGAATTTGACTTGTAGAAGTCGACCGGGCGGCAATATGGAAGCCGCTCGCTAACCTAATCACTCAAACAGTTATAGGTAGGAGGTTATTTTTTATGTCTAAATTAAAGCGAGAAGCACACGCACTGTACATGAAGCCGGCAAGCGGTACTCTTTCCCCGGCATATTACTTGCTGGGAAAAGGAATTGACGACATGAGTGTCGAAATGAATGGCTCTTTTGAGCAGACCCGCGATGTCACCGGTGATGTTTCTGTTAGCGATACGGGGTATTCTCCCCAGGTCAGTGTCGAACCGTATCACGCGGATCCGACAGATTCCATTTACGATTTTTTGAAAGATATTGCCATGAACCGCAAGTCCGGTGATGACTGCAAGGTGAAAATCCTTGAAGTATTGATTGACAAGACTGATGCCGGAAACAAATACGATGCATGGGAAGAGGATGGCAAGGTGGAGATCACTTCTTATGGCGGTGATACTTCCGGACTTGGTATCAACTTCAATCTTTGGTATGACGGAAACCGCACCAAAGGAACCGCAACCATTGCTGCTAAGGTGCCTACATTCACAGCGGGTGACACAGAATAAGAAAGAGAGGATGAAAGAATATGGGAAAAATCGTAGTTGATAGAGGACTTGAACAGTACACCATTGAGGACAAGAACGGAACCGTGCTCGGTAAGTTTGAAATGAATCCTGCGGATGTGGAACTGGTCAAGCGGTATGAGCACGTAGCTGAAGCAGTGAGCCATATCGCAGACAATGTGGATGAGCGCAAGGATATCGTTGACATTGTGAAAGAAATGGAAGAAGAGCTGGATAAGCAGATTGACTATCTGTTCAATTCTAACGTATCGCAGAGTTTCTTCTCCATCACATCCCCATTTACTGTTCTGGCCAACGGTGAGTTTTTCGTGGAGAACGTGCTCAATGCTATCGGCAAGCTGATTGAAGCAGAGACCGGCAAGCGATTTGAAAAGGTACAGACCAAAATTAACCAGTATACCAGTAAGTACCATAAGTGAGGTTTGGAATGAATCTATGGGAATTACCTACATCCGTGACAGCAAACGGACATGAATATCCTATCAGGACAGATTATAGGGCGGTGTTGGATGTGCTGACCGCCCTTTCTGACAAGGATATGACCGGGGATACACCGGCAGAGACAAATTACATCCAAAGCGAGATCATACGGCAGATCATGTTTGAGGATCCCGACAGCATACCTGCTGAAGATTTGAAAGATGCATTCAAAGGTGTGGCGGAATTTATCGACATGGGTGTCGAAAAGACGGACAAACCAAGTCCGCGGGTAATGGACTGGGAGCAGGATGCAACACTGATCATCCCTGCAGTAAACCGTGTGGTTGGAAGAGAAATCCGCGCGGACAAATATATGCACTGGTGGACATTTCTGTCAGCGTACATGGAGATAGGCGAGTGTACTTTTACTCATATCCTATCCATACGACAGAAAATAGCCACCGGGAAGAAATTGGAAAAGTGGGAGCAGGATTACATCCGGGATAACAAGGATGTTGTACTGCTTAAGGATAAATTGACAGAGCAAGAGAAGCTGGAGCGCGAGGAAGACGAAAAGGCCCTCAAGGAACTGCTCGGATAGGCGGTGCGTGTGGCAAATAATGCTGTTGTAATTGATACTGAAATTAGAATAGACCAAGCTAAAAAGGAAATTTCTAATTTAGAGTCCTATATAAAAAATTTGGAAGCAACAAAAGAAAGAATGGATAGAATTTTTTCCACATCTAAAGAAATTGGAATTGCTCCAAGTCAAGATGATTTGAAGTATTACGATACACTTGTTTCTGAAATAGATAGGGCAAAAAATAACATATCTGGACTTAATGCAGAAATACAGTCTTTGGAAAATTCTAAAAACGGAATGGAAGATAAGGCAAATAGTATTAAGAATATCAGAGACGCTTCTGAAAAAGCATCTAAATCTATCAGAAAAATGGGAGATTCTGCTAAAAAAAGCAGTGGAAATTTCAAAGTTGGTTTAAAAACCATGCTTAAATATGTTTTTGGAGTTCAAAGTCTGATAGCACTTATCAATAAGTTGCGCTCTGCGATGGTTGAGGGCTTAAAGAACCTTGCTCAATTCAATGATGGTGTAAATCCTACCAACACGGCATTGAGCAACCTTAAATCGGCTCTCACGCAGTTAAAGAATAGCTTCGCTGTGGCATTTGCACCGATTCTGACGGTAATAGAACCGATTTTGACAAGGCTTATCAGCTTGTTGAGCACTGCCATGAATTATGTCGGGCAGTTTTTTGCGGCACTGACCGGAGCAAGTACCTTCACAAAGGCTATCAAGGTGCAAGAGAACTATGCAAAGAGCCTTAACGGGACCGCGGCGGCGGCAAAGAAAGCAAAAGGATCATTAGCAAGTATTGATGAACTGAATAACCAGTCCAAGCAGGACAACAGCGGTGCAGGTGGTACGGTGTCTCCCAACGATATGTTTGAGGTTGCACCGATTGAAAGCAAGATTGCGGGATTGGCAAGCAAACTGAAATCCATTTTTGACCCGATAAAAGAAAGCCTGCAGAACTGGTTTAAAAATATTGATTTCCAACCGCTGATTGACAGCTTTGAAAAATTAAAAACAGCCATTGAGCCATTGGTAGACGATATCGGGGACGGTCTGCTGTGGCTGTTTGAGAATGTTTTAGAGCCACTCGGTAGTTTCGTAATTGAAGATGCACTACCGGCATTTTTTAATCTGTTGGCCAGTGCAGTAGAAGCTTGTAATAAGGCATTTGAAGTGATTTCCCCGTATCTGAATGAGATATGGAACGAAGTGTTTGCCCCGTTTGCAGCATTCCTCGGAGAGACCTTTGTTGGAATATTGAACGATGTGTCTCAGTTTTTCTCCGACATGGGAGATATGTTCGTTGAGAAATCGGAAGAAATCGGAACTATATTTGAGTTTCTGAAAACCGTATTGGACCTTGTATCGATAAAATGGAAGGTATGCATCCAGGCTATGTCTGGACAGTTAAAGCCTTTTCTTACAATGGTTAAAAACATTATATCTCATGTAATTGATATTTTAAGCGGTTTGATCAAGGTTATCACTGGAGTATTTACCGGAAATTGGAAGCAGGCATGGGAAGGTGTGAAAGATGTCCTTAAGGGCATTCTTAATGTCATCATTGATATAGTTGAGGGAAGCATTAACAGAATCATCGGTGCGCTGAATGCAATTAGTTTTGACATCCCCGATATAGTGCCCGGCATTGGTGGAAAGCATATCGGATTTAACATCACACCAGTATCACTGCCCCGTCTTGCAACCGGTACGGTTGTTCCCAGGCAGTCAAGAGAGTTTGCAGCTATACTGGGTGACAACAACAGAGAGACCGAAGTGGTGTCTCCTCTGTCAACCATGAAACAAGCTATGGTTGAAGCATTGCAAGAGAGTGGATATTACCGGCAAGGCGAGAGCAGAGATATTGTTATAAACATTGACGGTTGGGAAGTGTTCCGCGTTGTAAAGAAGCAGAACGACAGCTATATTCAACGCACCGGAAGAAGTGCATTTCAGTATTAAGGAGGTGTATGTAAGTTATGTATTCCGGGTTTTTATTAAAAATAGGCAATGAAATATTCAATATGAAGTATATAAAAGAAAAAACATACAAGGGATATGTTTCTGTTCAGGACCTTGACTCATATCGAGATGCAAATGGTTTATTGCATAGGGAAGCTCTTTCCCATGTACCTATCAAGTGCGAGTTTGAAACTATCCCGTTAAATAATGAACAATATGAACAAATCATGGATATGATCCGTAGAAACTATATCAATGAATTGGAAAGAAAAGTTACAATTACCGCTTTTATATTGGAATATAACGGATATGTAACGCAGGATGCGTATATGGCAGAACCGCAACCTCAGATACAAACTATAAAAGATAACAAAATACAATATGCACCATTAAGAATTGCATTTATAGGATATTGATATGATTAATTACGAATATGAATCATTATTTCTTAAAAATTCCATAAAGAGAGAAATGTATATTGAATTCAATGGCGGTACACTCGACAATACAGATTTGCACTGCGAGGAATGGTCTTTGAAAGAGGGACTTTGTTCGGAAAACGAATTACGTTTTGGATGTTGTGAAGCATCTGAACTGAAATTTCGTGTAACAAATTCCGTCAGCAGTTTAAAAAACAAAAAACTTAGTGTTTTTTCTATTTTGGGAGAACATTCTGAAAAACCATTCCAATATGGTTATTATAATGTAATATCTGATGAAAAATCTGGAGATAGAAAATATAGAGACATCACAGCTTATGACAAAATGTACGACGTTGCAAATGCCGACGTATCTGCATGGTACAACAGTTTAGCGTTTCCTTTATCATTATTAAATTTTCGAAACAGTTTTTGCGAATATTTAGGTATTGATTCTGAGACAATTAGTCTTGTAAACGATTCAATGCTAGTTGAAAAAACTATAAAGCCAAGTGAATTGTCAGGTAAAAAAGTATTAGAAGCAATTTGTGAAATAAACGGATGTTTTGGACATTTCGGTAGAAATGGAAAACTTCAGTACATAATTTTGCAGATGATGAGCCAGGGATTGTATCCCCAAAAAGGGTTATATCCTCAAAAAGGGTTATATCCTCAGTCTAACACAAATGTCACAAAAGTTCCGGGCAACAGTTACATATCTTGCCAATACGAAGATTATATATGCAAAAAAATTGATAAATTACAAATTCGACAGACTGAAAGTGATATTGGTGCAATATCCGGTACTGGAAATAACTGCTATATTATTGAAAACAATTTTTTGGTATATGGAAAATCTGCAAAAGAGTTGCAGATCATAGCAGACAATGTCCTTAGTATTATTTACGGAATATGGTACAGACCGGCAAAAATTACAGCGCAAGGAAACCCTTGTATAGAAGTCGGTGACGGAATCAGAGTAAATACAAAAACAGATTTAGTTTACACGTATGTAATGCAAAGAACCTTAAATGGTATTCAGAAATTGCAAGACAGTTATTTTAGCGAAGGTAAAGAATACCGTACCAAAAAGGTAAATGGTTATGAATATGATATTAAGCAATTACTTGGAAAAACAAATGAGTTAGAACGTACTGTTGAGGAAACTCGGTCTGAAATCAAGGATGTAGAAAGTGGACTGGATACGAAGATTACACAGACAGCTGGAAAGATTGAACTTGAAGCAAAAAGGGCAATAGATGCAGAAGTAGAATTGGCGGCGGCAATCTCAGTTCAAGCAGACCAAATCAAGTTGAAAGTTTCAAAAGGTGATGTCAGTTCGCAGTTGAGCATTGAGAGCGGACAGGTAAGTATTTCCGGGAATAGATTTGTTCTTTCTGCAACAAACTGTTCTATTTCTAAAGAAGGAAAAATAACCGCAAAAGATGTTGACCTATCTGGAAAAATAACTGCATCAAGCGGAAATATTGCCGGATTTACAATTGAATCAAGAAAAATGTATTACGGTTCTAGTTCTTTGGGTACTGGAAACAGTGGTGTATATATTGGCACAGATGGTATATCACTTGGGAATAAAGTAGTTTTGAAAGCAGACGGAAGTGCAAATTTGAAAGATGCAACACTGGAAGGTGACTTAAAAATATCTGGAAGTCTTGGAACAATAAGTTTTTCATCTGGCGGAAATTCTATGTCGTTGGATAGAAATGGAATTTCTTTTGCTGCATCTTCTATTTCAACGAAAATCACAAGTAGTGAAATAAGTGTAGGTTCTTCACTAAATTATTCAAAAGCAACTAGTGAAGGAATACAAATTCGTGGAAGTGGAGGGTTTTTAAATATATATGCAAGTGCAACCACTTGGGCATCCAGCAGCGGAACATATTATTTAAAGGACAATTATGGCAATAATTTAGCTTACATTTCTACCGATCATTTTTCAGTGGTTGCGAGAAATGTGTTAGTTGGAAAAAGCGGTGGTAATGTAGCGTTTTTTGGTGCGACAAGTGGTTCAACAAAAAAGACTGTGAGCAAAATCACTTCACCAGGTTCTACCAGTACATACAGTATTGCTACCACATTAAACAGCTTGATAGATGCTCTTAAGGCATACAACCTCATAGGATAGGAGAAGGAATATGAACAGCTTAGAAATCAGAGAATTTGAACAGTCTATTGTAAATCTTTTTAACGGATGTGGTCTACCGATTGAGATTAAGCGGCTCATTGTGAATGATATTGCCGGGCAGATTAACAGAGCCGCAGATAATCAAATCAATGTAGAATTGGCAGAAAGAAACAGAGAAAAAGAAAGTGAGGTATCTGCAGATGGCGCTGAATAAGGTTTATACCAGAATTAACTGGGAAGATTATCCAAGTGAAAACACGGATTTAGATGCATACAATCTTAATCAGATGGATTCTGCTATTGATGCGTTGGACAACCGTATCATATTACAGGATGCCTTAAAAGTAGACAAGTCTGCAATAAACGGAAATATTGCTGATTGGACTATGGATGAAACAACCGGTATTATTACTATTACAAAGTACAACGGTGAAAAAGTAATTTTTGACCTTAATATTGAAAAAATACCTGTTGGCTTTTCCATGTCTGATGATGGAATCATTACCATGACTACAGAAGATGGAACACAGTTTACGGCTGATATTGGTTCTATGATTCCGGTGTTGACATTTGAAGATTCTGCAACCATAGCTGTATCAGTGACTGGTACTGGAAAGAATAAGACTTATTCTTTTTCAATCAAAACGGGATCAGTAACAGATGCTATGCTACAGCCTAATTATTTAGCAGATATTAGAGTAGAATCCGCAAATGCATCTGCTTATGCGCAATCCGCAAATGCAAAATCTGTATTGTCTGAATCTTATGCCGTTGGTGGAACCGGAACAAGAGAAGGAGAAGATACAGATAACGCAAAGTATTATATGGAGCAGGCAAAACAGCAAACAGGAGGTATACCTACAAAAGTCAGCGAATTAGAAAATGATGCTGGCTACATTACAAAAAAAGTTTCTGATTTGACAAATTATTATGACAAAACCACTGTTGATGAAAAAATAGATGCAATTCCCAAAACAGATTTGACAAACTATTTGACCAAAACTGGTGACGGTAGTAATTTGACTGCGGCGTTTGAAGAAGCAACAACTTTAGAGGAATTAACGACAGGAGAAAAGTTATCATCTATTTTTGGAAAACTTAAACTGGCTGTAAAAAATCTTAAATCACTTATAAGTCTTATCGGAACTACCGATATTTCGACTATTGGTGACGGTACTATCACTGGGGGATTAAGTGATGTAAATGGCAAGTTACCACGATTAGAAGTACTTAAAATACGGTTAGGCGTAGAAACTACAGTAAACCCTGGAAATTTTTCACTATTATTTCCAATAAAAAAAGAAGGTTATACTCCATTAGCCATTAAATCATGGGCTTTGTTTAACAGAGACTTGGCTGATAATATACATATTAATGGTGTTGTAACAGATCAGAATGTGTCAATAGAGGGTAAAATATCTGGATCAAATCAGATAATTATACCGTACGATGCTTTTGTCGAAGTATTATATTTAGTCAATTAAATTTATAAATAAGGTTTTAAACAAATTGCGGTAAGAGTTCCTCTATAGGTGAGATCGGATGTTACATTAACAAAGTCATAAGTGGATAAATTGACAGTGGTAGTTGTATCTATCCCTCTTAAAATTACGTTTATACTTCCACCACCGCCAATCATTGATTCTCTAACAGTTTGATCGAAAAGGGTATTATTGTATATAAAATCAGATGATATATTGCCATCAATATATCCAATTATTAACCACAAACCAGGTGTTACAGTAACACTACATATTGTTACGGGTTTATTTAATTTTTGATTTTTATATTCACCTGTTTTCTGTTCTATTTTCATTTGTAACTTGCCATTTACAGAAGGAGTGATAGCCGATGGGCGGAGATTAAAAGCAAAAAATAAATCAATCATTTACAAACGTAAAATTTTTAAAAATAAAAGGAGAAAAAATATGAAACAAGCATTGTATAAAGGACCTGACATTTCCAAACATAACGGGAATGTAAACATTAAAAGAGTGAGAGATGCTGGCTACAAGCGCATCGGTATCCGCGCCGGTTACGGTAAGAATAATGTAGACGAAAAATTTGTGAGCAATGCGCTGGCATGCTTTAATTTGGGAGTGGCAGCTGTCATTTACTGGTTTTCGTATGCATTATCAGTGCTTATGTCAAAAAATGAAGCGGACTATTGCTGCGACCAGGTAGAGAAATATTGGAATAAATGTCCGGTTGCATATGATCTCGAATATGATACCGTAAGATACGCCAGAACGAAGGGTGTGAACATCACAAAAGATTTGGCAACAAATATGGCCATTGCTTTCCTTTCCAGAGTAAAGGAAAGAGGACATGTTCCGGTGATTTACACTAACAGGGATTATCTCAAAAATTATTTTGACATGGATAAGATCGTTGCAGCACTGGGGAAAGTATATGTCTGGTATGCAAGATACGGCACCAGTCTGACGGCAGCAGAGCTGAACCTTGCAGACATTTGGCAGTATACATCATCCGGAGTTGTCCCTGGAATCAGTGGTAAGTGTGATATCAATATCTTTTATACCGACTTTGAAATGGTATCAGTACAGGCGCAAAGAGAAGAAACCTGTAATATCAATATTCAGAATTTCCAGAAAGCTGCAAACGCAGACGGTTACAAGGATGCACAAGGGAGAAAACTGGTCGAAGATGGCAAAGATGGTCCTAATACTCAATATGTGCGGCGGCAGATCTGCCTGCAGGCGAAGAGAGTCGGTCTGATTTATAAGGTTGGCTCCACAGGAGCGGTAGTTAAGTGGTGGCAGAGACGTTGCAATGAGATTTTGGGGCATGATCAGGACAAAGATGGCAAGTATGGAAAAGATGCGCGAAAAGAGACCATTGCAGTGCAGGGCAAGCTGAACTTGGTAAAAGACGGAAAAGTTGGATACAACAGCATACAGGCGGTATTTTATAATTAAGAAGCAATCCCCCATCGGATCAGATCCGGCGGGGGATTTTATGTACTGCCTTAATTGTTGTTTGATCAAGCAACCGTCACATAAGGCAACCAAAAGCGTTATAAAAAAATAACATCAATTACATTCATGTTATCGTCAACGACTATCTGCCGGATTACATCTCGCCAAAAGAATTTTCGGTGCAGTTTATCGAGATCCTTGTACATTTCTTTCCAGTCTGACACAAACACCTCTTGCAAGTGTTTAACGCTGTCGTGAGACTGCCTAGAAGCTTCATACTGCCCAATTAAATCATTTAGCCTTAAATACTCCGTGTCGTAGTATTCTTCGCTTATTCTGCCCTTTAGGAACATTGTGTTAAGCCTGTCCAACTCTGCCCGGTATTTTGATACATTGTTGGTTGAGTGCTTTTTCTCTGATTTCTGATCTGACATAGCCGCTTCACGTTCTGCCAAAAAGGTATCGACACGGTTCAGTAGCATCTCCTCGATAAGATTCTCAGATTTCACCTTGGCAAATCCGCACATTTTGGTAGAGTGATATTCGCAGTGGTAGTACCGATACACATTACCGCTTCGGTGGCTCTTCTGACAGGACCGCATCAGCCGATTGCACTCCGGGCACCGGATCATACCGGAGAATAATACCTCGGTCCGTTTGTTTCCTTCAGTGCGTATTACTGGTCTCTTTTGTTGGAGATCCTGCCAGTCCTCTTTAGATATATATGGCTCACAGAAATTATCATTATCCTTGTAACATCCATAATAAAAATGACTGCGGATTATGCGTTTGATAGCCTGAATCTCAAAATTAGTGCCGTACTGTTGGTTGATATACCGGGCGGTGGCAGAGTAGTTTCGATATTTGCGATAGTATTCAAACAAATCCGCAACAGCATCTTCCCATTGTTCTTCCTTTACCAGTCTGCGCACTCCATTCACGACAGCGTTGTGGTATCCAAACGGTGTAGAGTGATCCGGGAGTATAGACTTCCCAATGGATGCCGCATAACGGATGGTATCTTTTCTACGTTCGGAATTTAAGGCCCATTCCAATTCTGCCATTGATGCCTGCATATACATGAAGTTTTTTCCATAGGGTGTAGTGGTGTCGATCTGCTGACTGACTGAGACAAGGTTGCAACCGTTGATTTCCATATCGTGATATAAATTGCAGAAATCTCGGGTATTACGTGCGATACGGTCATACCGCTGAATGACAACAAGTTGGATTTTTCTATCAGACACATCCCGCATCATTCGCTGAAAGTCTTTTCTCTTTTTGGTGGAGTGTCCGGTGATCCCGTAGTCTCCATCATAAACCGTGGCAGTGTAATTCCCGGAGCCGTACTTGTCATCCAAGTACCGGCGGCACATATCAATTTGCACATCCATGCTGTCGGAGTTGTCCACGGCTTTGGATTTACGTGGGTAGATTGCGCAGTTAATCATTGCTGTTCCTTTCTGATAGAAAAAGCCACTATAAAAGTGGCTTAATCTTTAGTCTACGAATTCAATTATATCAGCGGAATATCCCATAACTTCTCCGACATCTTTAATTTTTACTCGGATAGTGTAATGTTCATCTATTTTCATGTCCATGACTTTCTGCTTTTGCTCATCTGATTTTACATAACACTGTACACCGTAAACATCTAAAACTTCGTCATTCGATAGACTGATATACTTTCCACTTGCATCAATATTTGAAAGTCTACCAGTAATTTCTAAATATTTTCCTTTGTAAGAATCGGTTGCTTTCAAAGCATTGTCTTTCAAATCGCTGTCAAGCTGTTCCACCGTAATTGCGGTATATTCAATTACTTCTTCTTGTTGCACAGTAGTTTCTTTCGTGGATGTAGATGTGCTCTGCTTTTGTGTGGTGGTAGAACTCGATGAACTGTCAGAGGAATCATCTGATAAAGAGCCAACAATTCCAATCGCAAAAAACACGGCAAGACAAATTAAAACTACTTTAAGCGTACTTGATTGTTTCCTCTTGCATACTGGACAAACCGTAGCTTTCTTCGGAATGTCTGATTGACAGTATTTACATTTCTTTGTTTCTTCCATAATAGTTTTTCTCCTTTTTACATTTTATCTGAATAGGCTAATATTCGCCTAATCATTTCTTTTTGGGTATCATCTGCTTTGCGGTATTTCATTAGCAAATCCTGCTCTTCTTCGGATAGAGAAATAGTGTAATCCATCGTCTGTCCTGCGGGATCCCATTTTACATCTTCGCCATTTATAAGATATTCGATAGATACCTCAAAATAATCGGCAATCTTTTTCAGAATAGCAGTGGACAAATTATTCCCTCTGTTTTTCCAATTACTGATAGTACCCTGACTTATGCCTAAATCTTTGCATACTTTGTATGTAGTTATCCCTTTTGATTTGCATAATTGCACAAAAATCTCATACATAAATTAGCAATACTTCACAAATATAAAATACTTCACAATCTTGTATTGACTACTTCACAAATATAAAGTATTATAAACAAGTAAAGTGCTTCACAAATTAAAAGCAACTTGTTTTACTAATTGCAAGTACTTCATAGATGTGTCCTTTCTTTTGTGTGACAACTAAAGAATATCACAAAAGTGAAGTATATGCAACCACTATATATAGATAGGAGGTGTGTATATATTGTGTTTGTATGAAAAAATCAATGAATTATGCAAACAAAAAGGAGTTTCGATTTACAAGATGTGCAAAGACACAGGTATTGCACAGAACGTTGTGAGTAACTGGCAGAACAGACCTGATGCTGAACCGAGCCAGATTGATACGCTCCATACTCCGTCCCAAGGCTATCTTGCGGATAGCCTCACGGATAAGCAACTGGTTGGATTTGTCTGAAGACATGAGTTTTTTGAAAGAATAGGAGGATGCGGATGTCTGCAATGACTGAGGAACAAGCTGACAGAGCAATGCGCATTCTGGCAGAGTTATATGCCGACCAGATTGGCATGAAGAACCCGAAGATTACAATCACGAGAAAAGGAGAGAAGAAAGAATGAAAAAGCAGATTATACCTATCGAGAGAGCAAGTGAGAGTACCATCAATGCGCTGATTGCAGCAGGAGTACTGGTAGTGACCGAGGACGGTCTGAAGTGTGCGGAGGTGGACTGATGGCTGAGATTATCAAAAGCTATAAAGGATTCAACAAAGACATGACTTGCCGTGGATTCCAGTACGAAGAAGGTAAGGAGTACGAAGAGGAGACAGCAGATGCTTGTCATAGTGGATTTCACGCTTACGAATATCCACTGGATTGCTTTAATTATTATTCTCCGAACGAATCTGTTTACCATGAAGTGGAGCAGAGCGGTGAATTTGACATAGGTGAAGATGATTCCAAGGTTGCATCTACAAAAATAAAGATTGGTGCGAGATTGGATATTTCCGGACTGGTAAAGGCAGCCATTGATTTTACCATGAGTAGAGTTAAAAAAGAAGCTGGAAGTGATGAAGACTGCGGTGCATCCTCTGCTACAGGTAACTACGGTGCATCATCTGCCACAGGTGACTACGGTGCATCATCTGCCACAGGTTACAAAGGTGCATCATCTGCCACAGGTTACAAAGGTGCATCATCTGCCACAGGTAACTGCGGTGCATCATCTGCCACAGGTTACAAAGGTGCATCCTCTGCCAACGATCCTGAGAGCGTTGCGGTTGCATGGGGATACAAAGGAAAAGCAATGGGTGTCCTTGGTTCCCATATCGTTCTTGCTGAATGGAAATATATTGGCAGTAAAGAGGATGATAGATACGACAGAGCAGAGCAGGAAGCATGGGAGTTTGTCGGTGCGAAGATGTTCCGGGTAGATGGTGAAAAAGTGAAGCCTGATACATGGTATAGATTGGAAAATGGTGAACTTGTGGAGGTGGAAGAGTAATGGGAGATAAGGAAAAATTGATGATCACTGTTCCTTACGATGACTTTATCTGTGGAATACAGGCATTGCGGATTCTTATATCTGCCAGGCAGATGTTAAAAAGCGGTGATGCCTTTGCGTCCGATGGACTTAAGGCAATCCTCGGAATAAAAAAAGAGGACGATGATAAGGATACCAGATAAAAACATGATAAATATAGGTAGGGAGAAAATATAATTGGAAATTTTATTTATTTTAATATTTTTAATTTGCTTTTTGCTAGTAGTTATCGCAATCACTGACACAATCGAAAAATGCAGTTATTACAAGTGGAAATCAAAAAGCCACAATGAATTTTCTGATAAAGAAAGTGAGGATAAAAATGCAAAATTAGAGGTGGATAAAAAAGGACGGTGATAAGGATGCCGGAAAGAATTGAGAACCGCATGGTTGTGGATTCTTTGTGGGAAAGCTGTTATCCACAACAAGAAAAAGCATTAAAAGAGCCTGGTTATCACAAATATGGTACTGGTGATTTTGTACCTGAGAAGGAAGCTTATGAATATGCACTTGATCAGTGCTTAAATGGGTCAGAGGAAGATCAGAAGGAATTTAGAACCATGCTTGTTGAATGGTACTTCAGCGGTGGAGCATGGAGAAAGGAAGAATATAGTGGCACTTAAATCTTGGGATGAATTAAGAAAAATAGATGTAAGACCATTTTGCGAAGAGCGAGATGGGATGCTTTATCTGAATTGGGCAAAATGCATTTCTCTTTTGCATGAGAACGGTGCAAAGGTGGTTCGTTGGACTCCGATTCCCGATGAGAAAACAGGAACAAGTCTACGTATGACAGAGGCGGTCTTTTCGGACAGCAAAAATAATACTAATCGTTGCTATGAGACAAGAATACGGGTCGTAATCGATGACATGGAATTTGAGATGCAGTCTCCAGTAATGAATGGTACAAATCCAGTAAAAGATAATTCCATGTCGCAGCAGAGGGTTTGGAACAGCATGTGCAGATCTTTTGTAAAATGCGTTGCTATCAATACAGGATTGGGATTTGATTTGTGGCTGAAAGAAGAAGCGAGACCTTTTCAGATGGGAATCCCTCAGGATGATGCTCAGCCTTCCGCTGCGAGCATGACGGTCTTGAAACAGTTATGTGAGAAACATAAGGTTAATCTTGCTTATTGGGCTAAAAGTAACAACAAGACCGTAGAAAACTTGACGGGATCAGAAGTGGGAATGATGCTGCAGACGTTGAGAGAGAAATATGGGGATGATTGATAATGGAATTTACCGGGAAAGTGGCTGGAATCACAATGGATTTCATTTCGGGCAAATATAACATATCGTTTCAAGCGGACTCAGCCGATGCCGTGACCAGCCAGTTTGACGGTATCAAGGATGCAGAGAAGCTGACCATTACCGCTGTTAAATTCCGTCAAAAGCGGTCACTGGATGCGAATGCATATTACTGGCAGTTGATCACGAAGCTGGCAGAGGCAATGCATATTTCCAAGGGACGGATGCACAACATGATCCTGAGGAAGTACGGACAGAGGGAATACATCGAGGGAAAGCTTGTCACTCTAACACTCCCGGACACGGACAAGGCAGAGAACACAGCATTAGAAGCTGAGACTTACCATATCGGTCCGACATCACAAGTGCGTGAAGGCAAGGACGGAACCATGTATCGCACATATGTCATGTACCGTGGCTCTCACGATTACGACACCAGGGAGATGAGCGAACTTATCAATGGACTGGTATCCGAATGTAAGGAAGTTGGAATTGAAACCCTTACTCCTGCGGAACTGGAAGAAATGATGAAAGCGTGGAAGCCATGAAGAAGTGTTGGAGCGTTCTTACGGACGATATGGGATCCTGCTATATCACCCATTTGGGAGTAGTCCATATTCACCATGTGTTTAATGGCAGCCGAAAGAAAGCCAGTGAAGAAAGAGGATTCCTGGTACCTTTGCATCCGACCTTGCATACATACGGACCGGACAGTGTGCACATGAAACCGAATCAAGGACTTGACCTGAGATTGAAGCAGGAATGCCAGCGGTATCATGAGGAGCATTACGGCACCCGTGATGAGTTTATAAAAGAGTTTGGAAGGTCTTACCTATAAGGTTGCAACACCTGCCCTGCGGGGCGAAAGAAACCGTTCATGTAGTGGTGTCTCACAAACAGCCATTATTAGTGTCAGGGCGGACGGTGATCCGCCCGGGAGGTGGTCTATATACTGATTGAGAATTACATACCTTTTGGTTATGCCAACAGAATATCAAGACAAAAACTTGTATCAGATACAAACATGAGTGATCGGAAAATCCGTCAGGAATTGGAAGATGCACTACTGCTCAGAGGGACATTGGTTATCAATATTGACAATGGATATTTCCAACCGGATGGCAGCATGGAAGACCGGCAGAGAGCAAAGGAATATCTATTCCGGGAGCAGGCAAGGACGAGCAGTTGCAATAAGCGTTGTAAGGCTATACGGAAGTGCCTGACACCAAAGGCAGAGGATACAGGGCAGATGTCACTCAAAGAATTTGGAATAGGGTAGGTGGGCTGAATGGATTACATAAAGCTGAGCCGAAAGATACTGGATTGGGAATGGTATGGGAATATAAATACCTGCCGTGTATTTATTCATATGCTTTTAAAGGCCTACTGGAAAGACAAGAAGATTGAGGGAACTGTGATCCCCAGGGGTTCATTTCCTTCATCGTATGGGCGATTAGCGGAGGAGACACAACTCACGGTTGACGAAGTAAGAACCGCAGTAAAGCATCTAATTTCTACCAAGGAGATTACCAAGCATGTAACCTCGAAATACACTGTATTTACGGTAAATAATTACGATGCTTACCAAATCATCCCAAGCAGTTTCCCAACCGATTCCCAAACGATTCCCGAACGATTCCCAACAAAAGAAGAATATAAAGAAGGGAATAATAAAAAAGAAGAACCTAAAGGTTCTAAGAAAAAATTTATCCCCCCGACCGTTGATGATGTTCGTGCCTATTGCCAAGAGCGGAACAATAAAGTTGATCCGCAGAAGTTTGTTGATTTCTATTCGTGCAAAGGTTGGATGGTTGGAAAAAATCACATGAAGGACTGGAAAGCGGCGGTAAGGACCTGGGAAAAATCCAGTAGTCAGAGCAAAGAGACACCGGCGGAGAAAAGGTTCGGTGCAAACAAAGGAATGATGCAAACTGACTACGGAGATATGTCGGAGTTTGAAAAAGCCATGTTGGCAAATTGAAGGGAGAACGATGAGCAATCAAAATTATCGAAAGGCAATGGCCATTGAATCCAAAAACAAGAAGCGGATACTGGAGATCAATCCTCACGTTGATGATGGCAGCGGTATATATTTCCTGACACGGATGGACGAGGACGGAATCCGTTATGCGTACATAGGGCAGGCTAAACATATGCTGACAAGACTGGCACAACACCTCTCAGGATATCAGCACATTGATTTATCCATGAAAAGCCACGGATTGTATTCTGCGGAGAACATATACGGTTGGAAAATCGGATTCTTACATTATCCGGTAGATAAACTGGATAAGTGGGAACAGTACTGGATTAAGTGTTATGCGGACAAGGGATATCAGCTTCGCAACAAAACAGCCGGTGGTCAAGGTGATGGAAAGAAGCAGATCGCAGAGTACCGACCGGGAAAAGGTTACCGTGATGGACTGGCACAAGGCAGAATCAATCTTGCAAGGGAACTATCGAACATTGCAGATAAACATTTGGTCATCAGTTTGAAGCCTGAGAAGCAGAACAATTCAGTTTCACAGAAACAGTATCAGAAGTTTATGGAATTTTTGCATGGAGAAAAGGACGGTGAAAGTAATGAATAAAACAGACTATGAAGTACTTTTACAATATGTTGAAGAAACTGACAAGGAGTTTTATGAATCTCTTTCTACTCAAAAACAAATTATGTATCTTTGCTATCAATATGAAACTAAATCTTTTAAAAAGTACTTGTTTAAGTATAGATTTCAGCAATTCTGTAATGAATTAAAGGAGTTTTTCAGAAAATGGTGAAATACGAAGATGAATGCTGCGGATGCGCTGCTGGAAATTATCCTTGTATTGGATCTGCTTGTCCCAACCGCCATGTGAAGCATCTGTACTGCGATAAGTGCGGTGAGGATGTAGAGGAACTTTACAATTTTGAAGGTGTCCAGTTGTGTAAGGAATGCATGTTAAATCAATTTGAGAAGATTACATGAGTGAAAAAAATTACGATTGTAGCTGTTGGAATGAGTACCCAAACACAATGCACTCAATCAACGGACGTACTCACAAACCGTATCAAAGTGGTAGATGGAAATGTGTTGATTGCTACGAATATGTAGGAAAATCAGAATACGGTGCTACTCATTGCAAAAGGAAAGAGCCAGAACTTGAAAAGAGGTGATACATAAAATGCCAAAACGATATGACAATCCGCAGGATATTTTGAAAATCATGCGGCAGACAGAACTTTTGAAGCAGTCTGCGGAGAGAAGTCCATTCACCGGAATACTTACACTGTTCTGCTATACCTTGTGGAAAGACTACAAGTACTCACAGACGAGACTTTCCGACTTTTGCGGTAAATTCACCGAGTACAACGAAAAGTACGAGAATGAGCCTTATACGGAGTTACAGAGCAAGCTTAACGATTTTGCAGACTGGACGATTGAGTACAAGGAATTTACCGAAGCTGATTATCCACATTACAAGTCAGTTGTAGCGCAGAACTGCATTCGGGAACAGGTCAGATGTAACAACCTTATCAATGAGTTGTCCACAAGGTACATCCTATATGGAATGGTAATTCTTATGGAAGATGGATTTGGTAAGAAGAAGCTGAAGAATTTCAAGGATAAGTTTTCTGACCACATGGACAAAGCAGGAGACAAGTGCAACGGAAAGGATTTCATGGACTTGTGGAGAGAACTGGTGGAAAACACCGGGATCTATATTGAGAAGCCTATTTTTGAGTAAGGAGTTCTAAATGGCAGAAAAACGAATGTTCAGCGCAAAAATAATTGAGAGTGATGCTTTTTTGGATATTCCTGCTACGGCTCAAATGCTTTATTTCCATATCTGTATGAACGCTGATGATGACGGATTTGTGAACAATCCACGGAAAATCATAAGGATGTGTGGTGCTTCTGATGATGATTTGAAGATACTGATAGACAGCAGATTCCTTTTATCTTTCGACAGTGGTGTCGTGTTGGTGAAGCACTGGCGAATTCACAACTACATTCCACCGGATCGTTACAAGCCGTCATGCTATGTGGATGAAAAAGGAAAAGTCGGCTTAAAGCTAAACGGAGCATACACCACAGATCCTAAAAAGATGGTTTCCCCAGTAGAGGGAAATCCAAAGAAAAATTGCTACGATAAAGAAATCAAACTTGATAAGAGGTGATATAAATGCAGATGACAGGTTATGAATTGTTGGCGAATTACGAAAAAGCAGAGGACAAGGATAAACAGATTCAGATTCTTGCGGATTTGAACCACATCCCGGTTGACATGGTGCGTTTTGTGATTGACAACAGAGAGAAATTCGATGTTTCAGAGACACCATTGTCCACAGAAGAATTTGCAAAGTGGTGTGAGACGGAACTTGACCGTGTGGATGCTAATATTCATGCACAGGAAATATATTACAGAGAAATTTGCAATGTATACAGAATCGCAAGTACATACGGAAAAGGAGTGTAAAATCGTGAGCATAGGATTTCATAGCGAAGATGAATTATATAGTATGCAAAACAGCTCTGCAGTATGATATTTTGACCACTGGAATCATATACCATATGGCTGCAGCTATCCTCAATTTGCAGAGAGACCGAGGATTCAAGAAAGGAGCAAGGATGGAGAGACTGACAGAAAGAAAAAGAAATTTTAATGGCACTGCTATAAGCAAAAAGTCAATGATAGACAGAGAAGGATATCCTACGGTAAGTGATTATGCATCAAAAGTACTTACAAAATTAGCAGATTATGAGGATGCCGAAGAGCAGGGATTGCTCTTGCGGTTGCCGTGTAAGGTGGGCACGATTATTTATAAAATTGAAAACAATACAGATGCTTGTTGTAAATGTAATGACTTTAAAATAAGCTATTGTGATGATGATTTGTGTAGTAATAAGAATGGTCACGATGAAGGTGGAGTTTTTTATGTGCTTAATCCGCAATATGCAGATAAACCTTTGTGTAAAAAACAATTTTATGAAATTAAAGAATACGAAATGAAAACTATTGATGAGATTTTTTGGCGAAGAAATGATTTTTGCAAAACGGTATTTTTTACACGCAAAGAAGCCGAAGACAAGCTGGCAGAAATGGAAGGTGCGGAATGAAGATAGAAGAAGCTATCAAAATGCTTAAGCAATTAGTCAATATGCTTTCAGATGACTTTGGGGATTCTGAGTTGTGCGAGGATGCATTACATCTAGCAATCACCGCATTACAGAATCAGCCGGTGTGGATTCCGGTAAGCGAGAGACTGCCGGAAGAATCTCTTAATAGCGTAATTGGATGGGATACATATCGAAACCGTTGTTGCTTTGTACAATATTTGGGAGGACGGTTTGTTCTCGGTGATGATATTGATAGTGTAAATGTCACAGCCTGGATGCCACTGCCGGAACCGTACCGAGAAAGCGAGGAATGATATGAAAGATGGAATACATCCTAATGGATATACAGTGACAAATAAACAGATCAACGCAGACCGGATCAGGAGAATGACGGACAATGAGTTGGCAATGGCTATATTATGTGTCCTGCGGAATTTAATAAAGAAAGTGAGGAATGAGGATGCAGAATAGATATTTATTCCGTGGAAAGCGGATTGATAACGGAGAGTGGGTGAAGGGGAATCTCATATATTCAAATGATGCCGAAGTTGGTTATGAAGCAATTATCATTCCAACAAATGATAGCAATATGTATACAAAAGGTGGGAGTATAGGAGATTTAGGATTTGAAAATTGGCACAGAGTAAATGAAACTACCATCTGCCAGTGTACCGGACTTAAGGACAAGAACGGCAAGGTGATTTGGGAGAATGACATTGTAAATGGCATTATTAAGCGTGGAGCGGCATTTTACAGATGTTTGGTTCTGTGGAATGAGTGCAAGGCAAGATTCGATGTGAGAGCTATGGGCTGCAATTTCCCAATGACACTTGATGAGTGCACAGATGATATTTCTATGAGTGGTTTTGATTATGAGGTTGTCGGAAATGTATTTGACAATCCGGAACTGTTGGAGGAGTAGCCATGACAGAGAATGAAGCAAAAAGTTTTATGCTGATTGAAAAAGAATGCATAAATCGTGATTGCAATAGAGACTGCGCAAAATGCGATATTGTGCAGGAGGTAGACAATCTGAATAATGCGTATGATATGGCAATCAAGGCACTGGAAGAGGTGCAGCAGTACCGCCAGATAGGTACGGTGGAGGAATGTCGTGAAGCTGTGGAGAAGCAGACAGCGAAGAAACCAACACTTATTGACTATAAAAAATATGCAAATTTCGTAGATAATGCACATTTTCTTCGAGATGCATATTGGTGTCCTAATTGTAAACAAGTTGTAAGAAGCGGTTCATTCTGCGATGGTTGTGGTCAGAAATTAGATTGGAGTGTGAACGATGAAAATACTAATTGATATTCCAAAGGCATTTGAAGTGGACTATAACACAGACCGATTTGCAGAGTTCTTCCAGCGATGTCTTGCGGATATGGGTACCTGCTGTGGTAACTATGAGTTTGAAACCGCAGAGATGATGGAAAAGGCATTTACAGAAAGTAAGATATACGACCAGAACAAGATTGTAGAGCAGTTGGAGGACTATGGAAATGAAGAGATGTGCTACTATAAAAACACTCCATATGAAAAATGCATAGAAGAGTGCATAAACAAAGCAATCGAGATTGTGAAAGGCGGTGGAGCAGATGCAGAACATTGATTACACCGCCCTGTACGAGCAGAACGATGACTTTAAACGCTATGTTGACAGATACTGCGTAAAGCACCGAATCAGCGTCGCAGAAGCATTACAGCACTACCTGGTGCAGATGGCAGGCAGGATGTACAAGGAGCAAGCAGAAACTATTGTAAGAAAGGAATAACACTTATCCTCGTGAAACGAGGTTTCCCGGAATCAGAATCCGGGTTGTAAAAATTGATAAATGCTAGAATGGAATGTCATGGTTCGCCTGAGAAATAGCAGCTATTAACACGCTGCTTAGGTATCGCCCCAGAAAAGGCTAACGGCCAGCGGTAATAACTCCCAAAGACTACAAGGCAGATTGTAAATTTACCACACGGATAAATGTAGTGTGGTGTGTGGATTTATTAGAAAAAAGTATAAAGAGATTGATAACTGCAAGTGAAAT